GTATTGTTCCAGTAGGATTTACAAACTTAATCAACTCTTTTACTAATTCTGGTGGTGTCATAAACTCATCATTAGATATTTCTCGGTGTTTAATTTGATGAGAGATATTTTCTTTTATCTCTCTATTATCTTGTTTAATGTTTTTCATAGTGGGTTATTTAAATAAAAGTAAAAAGATAATTAAAGCACCCAAAACAATTTCATACATAAAACTGTAAATTACAATATTTTTAATCTTAATCCAATATTCTGTTTGTTCGTTTAATTGGTCTAATACTGAACTAAATTTATTGGCTTGTAATTCAAATGCCTGACTTGGTGTTAATTTTATTGTTTGTTTCATATCCTTTTATTTAATTTGGTTTTTTAACTTATTAACTTCTCTAATTAGAATATTGATGTAATTAGCCATAATATTATTATTTTCAAATTGACTATTATTTGCGTTTAACCCAAAACTAGGTATCTCCTCAAACTCTATTGGAGAGGGAGTAGGGTGAGTTTTATCTATTAAATTAGAAAAACAACTATTACACAAAGCACCACTTTCAGTTATTTCGTGGTCAACGTGGAATTTAGTTCCACATCTATTACAATTAAACCAACCATTTCTTTCTACATCTTTTTTATCTTCTTGTTTACCAGTAGAGTGCTTTTCTTTTAAAACACCCTTTACTGGATTATCTTCTTTTTTTAAAGGAAAAGGATTATTAGGGTCATGTCCACAATTAGGTGCAAATTTACCAACCCATTTATCTTCTTGTTTAGTGGCTAATAGGTCTTTTTCTATTATCTCCATTTCTAATTTAGAAGCATCTATTCTATGTTTATAGTTTTCAAACCAAACAATTCTTGAATTTTTATATTTCATTTTATTTCTCTAACTTGTAACTTTTTACCATTAATATATAAATCTTTAATATTATGTTGTGGGTCAAATATATGGAAACTTGTTCCCAAACTATCAATTTTAACTGTTTGTTTCCATCTGATAAGACCAAAGAAAGCAGTTTTTTCTACTTCTGTAATTTTAAAATCTTCTCTAAAGTATAATTTTGGATTATATGTTCTATGTGCCATTATTTTAGTTTAAAAAATTAATAACCAAAGAATAATATTAAGACATATAGCTATTGGTAGATAATATTTCATAATTCTTTTCTAACTTGTAACTCTGGAACATCTTTGGAATGTTGGAATTTGTAACACGAGATCTTCTCTCCCGATTTGTTTTAGATATTTAGCAAGGTCTTTTGGATTGATTAAGACAGTAGACTGAATCTCCGGTATGTCTAATTTAATTTTAGTTTTAGACCAGATACCTTTCTTACGAGTTTTAATCCCTTCTAATACCCATCTCCAAACAGCTCTTTCAGTTATGTTTGGTTTTAATAGATCACATACCTGTTGGACTGTTAGATATTTAGATAATGTTTTGTTTAATGTTTTATTACTCATAGTTTTAATAATCGTTCTTTTCTAATTTATCTTTAACCTGATTGATAATTTTTTCCATTACTACTGGATACCAAACTTCAAATTCTGGTAGTTTTTTACCATTAAACGTCATCTGTTCGTGCCAAATAAATAATGTATTTCTTAATCTTTGGCTTGGTGATTTTTCTATCATTTTCTATTTTTAAACTCTGTAATAAAGTGTTTATTCTCTGCTAACCAACATCTATTAGTGCAGTATGGTTTACCAAGTCTTGATATAGCGATTTTACCGCCACAATCTTTACAAGTAGATTTATTAAACTCATTATCTGGATCAGATGGTGATTTTGACATATCAACAGGCTCTCTTATTATTTCACGTTCTACCTTTTGCATTTCTTCTGCACTTGCTATTGAATCATTTAATCCATAGTTTAAAAATCCTAGACAACGACCTAAAGCTGATGTTTCAGCAATTTCAAATGGACTTTCTTTTTCTATCTGCTTATTGATATTAGCAGCAGAAATACCAGTAGCTTTTCTACCGTCTTTTAATACTACAGTAGCTCTTACTACAACTTTTGGATCAAATTGTAATACTTCTGTATATATTTCAGTAATATCTTTAGTAGCAAGTTTTAACCTCTCTGCTACGGTTGTATATTCGTTTCCATGAATTTTGATAGGCATTATTTTAACTCCTTTTTGATTTCGTTTAATAATATATTTAATTGTGCATATTTAATACCATCTTTGTTTATCATTTCCATAGTATAAGTATCTAATTCATTTGATACACACATGTATAGAAGTGCTAATTGTTCTTTATTTAGTTTCATAATTATCTATCTCCACATTGTGAATTATAATCATCTGCTTGTATTTTTTGATATTCTTTAATTAGCAACCTTTCTATTCTTCTAGCTAATCTCCATTTAAGTATTTCTTTAAGTGGTAATGTTTGTTCAACTATATATTGATTATCACTAATTTTAGTTATTTTTGGTTTCATAATTTAAAAATATAAATGAGTAATAAAGTCATCATACTTTTTACCTCTAACCCAATGTTGATTAACAAAATCTATTGGGCCAGTTATTTGATCTTTAGTAATATCAGACCAACGATCAATTTTAAACTTCTTCATAAATCTTTCTTCTAGCTTACCCATTTCTGGAGCAGTCATACCTTTTAATCCTTTACAAAGGTATACCCAGTATTTATGTTGTTTTTCTGTTGCCGGATCAGGTTGATACATTATTCTTCCTCCTTTATAGTTTCTTCATATACTTCTTGGGCTTTCTCAAGGTCTAAATCTTTTTGGATAGACTCAAAATATAATGTTTCTTCGATCTCTTTGATTTGTTTTTGTGTCATAAGAGAATATTACCACTCATCAATATACTTGTCAACTACTTGAATATATCTTCTACTTGGTCTTGAGATAAATCCTCTGCTGTAATTTCAATTCCTGCCTCAATTTTTTTTATCTGTTCTATTAAATATAAAGCCTTACTCTTATCAACTCTAAAAGAACACCAATTAGGATCTAATACACTTTTAGGAAATATCTTCCATTTTCTTCTAAGATCTTCTAATTGTTTTTCTAAGTCTTGTTTAAGCATTCTAGTATGTGTAAACCAATTTCAGGATTAACCATATTTCTTAAAATCTGTCTTTTATTTCTTATATCAAAATTATTTAAATCAAAACCATAAATAATAGAAGTACCAACAATATTGTCATGTATTCTAGTATCAATAAACTTTTTATCTTCAATTTCAATATTAGACCAAAAACAATGTCTTTTTAAGACAATAGTAGGGTCAATTAAAGGTTTATAATAAGGTTTAACATTTTCGACAACCCAATTAGTTTTACAAAAATGTTTTAATAATATGATTTCTTGATACAAAGTCATATCTGGATATATTGCTAAATAATTACCGGCATCAACTCCACATCTACGAATATCTGAATGACTAGGACAAGGAGGGCTAGACCATATAAAATCAAACTCTTTATAATGATCTAAAAGATATTGGTGAGCATCAGCTACTATAACTTCATCATTTGGAAATAATTCTTTATATACTCTGGCTATATCTTTATTATATTCAACTGCTGTAATCTGGTGTCCTTTCCAAAGTTTTCTATTTCCACCTATACCAGAATATAAGTTTAATATTTTCATCTTATATATTATACCAGGTCTTAAAACTTAATTAATATGCCGGTAATGGTGATATTTTTCCCCTTACCCCAAATGATTAATTAGATTTAAAAATTTGACGGCAAAAAGAAAAAATTATCGCCTATACCGTATGCCGTATAAAGGTGATGGCTATTTATCGCTTAGCCACAAGCTATTCCCAGCCTGACTTATTTCTATCTTTCGATATCCAGATTTACACTGGTTTATACAGAATCACAGGCTCCTCTCTGTGTGATTCATTCTAGGGGATAAAATAAAACTCCCCCGATCGTAGCGGAGGAGTGTTAATTTGCTTGTTAGCAATTCTATTATACACCATTAGCTACGATCTAATGAAAACTATAATCACTATACAATATATAAATGGATTGTGTCAAATTAAAAAGCTATATAAAACTATGTCAAATTTAAATATCTAGTAGGTGGAGTTAATTAAATTAATAATTAACTATTCTTTGAATGGTTTTAATGGTTCAGTTGAACCACCATCACAAATTTTTTCATTTTTTACATACATTTCTAAACTTCTTCTATTATCAAAAAGAGTATTTCTAATTAAAGATTTAACTGCTTCTCTTTGATTTTTCTCTGAAATTGAAGCATCAATTATTGTTAATATTTGACCTTCCAAATAACTAAACCTATATTGCCATCTATCTAATGTATTTTCAGATATGACGGTTGGATTATTATATTTTGACATAACTAAACTCCTTCTTAACTTAACTCCACCTAACAAATATTTAAGGTTCTAATCTTCTAACCCCACAACCGAAGTTGTAGAGCCTTGTGAAAGCACAATCTTTTCAGATTGTAGAGTTAAAAGACTAATTATATTATACACCACTTGACCACTTGACAGTTTTAATGACAAGTGATAGTATTAAGACAGTTGAGATGACAACAACTAAAAACAAGAGTCAAAACCTTAATCCTAGCAGGGGTTAAGAAAATAATTTATAGCAGGTGGACACGATCTTTGAAAATCTAGCAGATGAGATAGATAATCTAGCCCATTAACCAATTATCTTCTCGCCGAATATAATAGGAATGAAACCTGCCGGGTTATCTTTCTTGTCTGCTAGGTTAGTTGTTTATTAACAATTAATAGGACAGATATCGGAAATAGCTCTTGGCTGTTAGCTGATACGAGAGCGGTATCCTAGCAATAGGAGTAAGCCAATAAACTTAGTAAGCTAATTTATCCTATTAAGTATAATATTCAGTTATTAAAATTATGAAAAACAAAAAGTTTGAAGTAAAGAATCTATTAGGTAATTCTCAAAAGAGAACCTATAGACGTGAAGTATTTAAAATATGGCGTGGTGGTTTTTTAGCTTGTCTGTTTATATTGTTCTTTGCGTTCCTAATATATAGACAAAGTATTAAATCAAGTGTTTCACAGCCACTTTCACAAACAATTACTAATCCAGTAGTGGAAGTTATAGCACAAGAAGACAAATACATTTCTAGAGGTTATAAATACTGCTATGATGTTCAAGTCTGTATTCGTGATATTGGCGATGAACTTGGATTTTCTAATAAAGATATTTTAATCGCTATGAATATTGCTAAAAATGAAAGTGGTTATAGAACAGATGCCATTAATCTAAATACTAACAAAACAGCGGATATTGGTGTTTTCCAAATAAATGATGTTCATGGTAAAAGAATTAGTAGAGAAGATCGTATGGATTTTATCAAGAATATTATATTTGCTTATACTTTAAGACAAGAACAGGGTAACTGGAACGCTTGGAGTGTATGCCATAATGGTTTAGTTAATTGTAACTAATTATGAATACTAAAAAATGTGAAGTTGGAAATCTCTATAAAGTTAAATATAGTCTAGTAGATAGAGGTGATGGAGTTAGATGTGCTTGGTGTGATAAATTAAACCCTAGCCAAAAACATTTAGAAAAACACGATAAATTAATTATGAACAAAGGCGGTCAAGATGACAACCGAAAGGTCGGTGTAAACTGCTGTTCGTCTAAAACCGCCAATGTTCACCCTAAAAAATAAACATACCCAGTCTACTAGGTTAGGCATTATCCTAATAGACTGAAATATGGTTACTTTAAAAGAAACGATTTATAACATCTTACTTAATAATCCTGATACTAGAAATAGTAGAGCATTACTTAAATGGGAGTTAATGAAGAAAGAAGGGTTTGTAGAAAACCATGATTGGGGTGATGTCTTAATTATGGAGAAAAAAGATTTTATTAAATGGGAAACTGACACAGTTCGCAGATGTTCTCAACAAATACAGAGAGAAGATTTGTTATTAGGTAAAAATTTAGTTCAACCAACCAAAGAGATCAAAGAAAAGCGTGTTAAACTAAGTAAAGAAAAAGGCTTTAGTTATATACAGGGAAAGCAATTAGTATTTAACATTGAAACACAAACTTATGAGTACACATAATTACTGTGGAGAAACAAAAAGATTATTAGTAGAAGATAGTCCATTCAAAGAGATTTGGTTACATGAAGAAGATAAGAAACGATACCTTTATATTAGAGCAAAACATAGGAAGATAGAAAATGAGAAGATCAAGTCTAAAACCACATCCAAAAGCTAAAGCCAAAGCAGAAAGAACATTTCACAAATATATCTGTATGAGAGATAAGTACACTTGTTTTACTTGTGGTGGAGTTGGTAATGAAGCAGGTCATTTCAAACATAATAGATTAGATTTTGATGAAGATAATTTACATTGTCAATGTGTTAGATGTAACCATTTTCTTTCTGGAAACTTAGGAGTATATGCTATTAAATTAGCTAGACTACACTCTTTAAAATGGGTTGAAGATTTAACACTTAGAGCTAATACTCAATCAAACAAATTTTCTATTTCAGAACTTGAAGAAATTACTCTTAAATATAAGGAAAAGACAAATAGATTAGTTTGTTCAGATACCAAAGACCTACCTTTCTAAGATTGTTTATCTCCATGCCACCACTCTCTCATCTTTTCTACTGGATCTGATCTATACATACGGTCTGGTATACAGTCTAACTCACCATTGAATGCCATATTTGCCATGTAGACTCTTAATTGAATATCTTTGTATTGAGGGAAACTATCTACTATCTGATGTAGTTTCTCATGGGTTTCTACTGGTAATGGAATTAGGTTATGTCTGGAGTTAATAGGGAAGTTAGGTGGGACTTTATGTTTTTCTAAATCGTTACGGAACACCACATGGTGGCAGTTTGTATGTCTGTCTTTTCTTTTCATATGACACTCACTAAATACTAGGTCTTTATTAATGTTGTATTCAGACTCTTTAGACATGGAGTAAAGACAGAACTATTAATACCGCAGAAATAAGACAGAATAGTTTTACTAACCAAACAACTACTCTATTGTTACTGTAGTCATAGTCTTTCATAGCTTTTTGATAGATATTCATAATTAGTAATATTTACCTGAATAAATAAAATGACCATCTATTGCAATTACGGTATAGGCGTTAAAATTTCCATTTGGCAACAAATAGAAGATTAAGAATCCATTAACCCAAGAATTAGCATCATCTTTAGCATAATCTGGATTTTTATTACAAGCACAAGGAACACAAGTAGCTATATGTGGTTCACAATCAAAGTCATTTATTTTGACTATAGACTGTGATGTATGGTGGTGTCCATACCAAACATTTCTTTCAGATATATTAACCATCTTATTAGCATGAAATTTACCACCACTACCACCTCTCTTATCTCCATGAGTAAAATACATCTTCCCTATCTTTTTATATTGCTTATACCAAACTACTTCCCAACCTCTATCTTCTAATTCTAGATACCTTTCTACTTCAATTAGTCCCTCTAGTTGAGGATTCTTATCAACCATCTTCTCACCCCACTTCTCATGATTAGAATTAAGCCAAATCATTTCACATTTAGTAGGTAAAGATTTTTCTAATACGTCTAATATATCTTTTTGGAAAGTATCATACATGACTTTGATTCTTTTACCTTCCATATAACGTCTATTATCTTTTTCTTCTTCATGGTGGTTAAGAGCATCCATATCTAACTGATCTCCACCAAATACAAAATAATCAGGTTTGATATCCTTTATTACTTTCTGGATATTATTCCATAAAACTTTATTTTCATAAGGAGAATGTAAATCCCACACTCCTATACCAACTTTAATATGGGGCATATATTAAAAAAGCCGTCTATTCGACGACTCCTGTATAAACGAGTAAACTTATTGAATCACAATCTTGTTGATTCATACCGATATTTTAATACTTTTGACCTATAAGTAAATTGATATAATAAATAACAATCTATATCAAGTGGATGAGATCGGAATCGAACCGATTCGCTACTTACCCATATTAAGTAAGAGTCTATATCCATTCTCACCCATAAATTAGCAGAGAGTGTTGACAACTGCTAACAGTATCTGATACACTTAGTATGTATTAATACAACCGACCTAACTAGCGTAGTAACTAAGTTTTAAAGGTCGGTTTTAAATTATCTACCCTCTGTAAATTTTCTTAGTAAATCAATGGCGGTATTTAAACCCCAAAGATAAACTAGGTTAAGAGCCTCTTTAACAGAAACTCCTGATTGGACTGCTAACAAGAAAACAAGCAAAGCCGGTGCTAAGAATATAGCAGCGTTCTTTAAGACTTTTACAATGTCTTCTTTATTAAGACTAAATTTTTCTGACATAGTTTTTATTTCTAATTTATAAGCGGTCTGATTAGTTAGATTATATAATTTAATTTTACCCATAATATACGACCTATTATAAGACATTAGCACTCGATCGTATAAAGTGCCAATTTTACTCTTGATTGTTATATCAAGGCAATTTCGGTATAACCTATGGGTACATATTTTGATGTTAGGACTACTTTACCAACCCATGGATCACTCATCATCTTATCACCAAGGTATAAAACCCAATGTCGGCTACCACCCATTAAGACTTCTACTAATACAGGTACACCATTATTTAATATATTTTTAACAGCGGTATTATTGTATTTATAGAATCGGTATATAAATTTAACTTTTGGAAATGCTTTCTCTATTTTTGACCATAGAATAAGATCACCAACAAATCCATTTACTGCTCTTAGTTTCTCAGCAACTTGTGGAGGAGTTAAATCATACCCAGCAATAAATAAAAGACCTGTTAAGGCAGTTACAGTACAACCTACTGTACCAAATCTACCTTTACCAAAACCAACTTTTTTCCAACTCCATCTAATATCTCGTTGACTGTATATTTTTGTATTTATCATAATTTTATAAACATAATGGAGAATGATAATTCCCCGTAGTCATTAAATAAATTGCATACATTGTGAGAACACAAGTTGCACAAATTAAAACTAATAAACTAATCTGTATTAATTTCATTGTGAAGCTCTAACGGTAATAACTAAATCTAATAGAGCTTTACCTGTAGTTATAACTGCCAATCCTATAGCACCAAAGACTAATTTTTCAATCTGTCCAACTCTTTTCTCTTGATCTTTTTTAACTAATTCAAATTCTATTCTTCCAACATAATCCCTACCAACACAATCTAACTTTTTATTTATTTCATCAATACCATCTCTTAGGTATTTAACGTCTTTTTTTATTAATGCTATATTTGTTTCGTCATTCATCATTGAGAGATTAAACTTTGTAATACATCTGTTGAATCGCCAACATTAGCATTTGCATATCCTTGTAGTTCAGTTCTAACCGCCTCAATTTTAGCTTTAATAGTAGCAGGGGAATCGCCTACTTTAGGTAACATTTTTTTATAGAATGCTTGTTGTTGTGGAGATACACTAGCACCAGTTCTTAAGCCACCAAGAGCATCTGTTATAGATGAGATATAGGCGTCATATTCTCTTGCACCAGGAGAACCAGGGATAGAACTCTTTACTAATATACTTGGATCTTTAGAAATAATTTGTTCAACTCTATTAATAGCATTTAATCCAGCATTAGCTTTACCTTCAACTTGAGTAGCAGCAGCACTTTTAGTACCACCTTTTGGATTTAATGCTTTATAAATTTGTTGATAAGTAGATGCATTCTTTGGATCTAGTGCTATTGCAGCAGCTAATTTTTCAGAAGTGAATCCATTTTGTGGTATACTAGCTTGTTGATTAACATTATCTTGAACATTATTGGATTGTATTTGATTTTGTGGTGCATTAGTGCCAGTATAGGTATTATTCTGGGTATTTTGGGTTGGTTGTTCGGGAGAGATATTACCCCTAAGAATATTAGTAAGTAGAGGTATTAAAGCACTTTGTGTTTTACCAACAACATTACCATCTACACTTGGAGCACCACTAATTTTTCTTAGTAAATTTCCAGCACCAGCATTAACTGTATTACTAGATAGAGGAATAGCAGCTAAATTTAAAGGATTTTGAACTAATTTACCAAGACCAGTAGCAGCACCACCCATTGTATTAGTAGCTAAATTTTGTCCTGATTCTGTAATTGTTGCAGCTTGTGAACCTCTAACAAATGGAGCAGCAAGTGATCTTAACTCTCCAAGCGTTTTAGCACTCCTAATTTTTTCTGCTAATTTAGTTGGTATCTCTGATAAATCAATTTTAGATGCTGTATCCATTACTAAATCATCAGCACCAGATTGAGTAAATAATCGATCTTTTAATTCATCTGCAAATAACTTGTATGCATTAGACATGGATTGATCTTGAGCCGATATCATATATGATGGTTTACCTTTAACCATAGATGCAGCTTTCTTTTCTAAGTCTTGAATGAAATCAAATGTATCTAATGGATTAGCTTCAAACTTTCCTTTAACTCCACTTTTATCAGTTAATGATTGAATACCTTTTTTAAGAAAAGAAACTAATTTTTTATCTTGTCCTGGTTGTATGCTAGGATCATCAGCAATATTTTGAACTATTTTAAGTAATTCATCTGTATTTACTGGTTTAGCTTTAGCAATACTATCACGAGTAATTTTTGTTATAACTCCACTATCCCCAGTAATTTTAGGTGCTATCTCAGAAACTTTATTAATATTGGTTATTCCGTAATCAGCTAATTCATTAACGGTTTTATTTAATTGTAAAGAATTAGCAGCAGAACGAGGTACATTATATTGAGATTGAATTAATCCAGTACCAGCTTTATTTAAAGTTGATCCAGATTTATTTAAAATACCTCTAAGAATATCTGATGCTCCACCAATAACTCCACCTACAGCAGCACCACCTAATCCGCTAGAAAATGCATCACCTAAATTGTTGACATTTTCTCCAGTAGCACCACCAATTAATCCAGATAATGCACCAATTTTAGTACCTGCTAGTTTACCAGTTATGTTTTTACCAACCATTCCAGGTGAGAATCCAGCAATAATCGGGCCTAATTCTCCAGCAACACCAACTCCTCGTCTTAGATAACTTCTATTAATATCTTTAGAAAATTCTGGTGATTGTATTTGATCTCCTTGACCAGAAATTTGTTTACTTTTAGTTAATAATTGTTGTAATAATTGTGTGTTACCTGATTTTTTAGCAGCAGAAATTTTATTTGCTATATCAACAGCACTTCCAGAACCAGTCATTTTATTTTCATAATCTCCTACTTTTCCACTAGCACTAATATCTTGAACTACATTTTTAGTTTGAGGAAATAAAAATCCTAATATTGAACTAGCAACTGATTGTTTTGGCTGGGAAGTAGAAACTACTGGTTGTGAAGTTTGTGTTTCTTGAATAGGTTGATATCTGGCGCTCATTTCTGAATCATCCATTGTTCCAATTTGTCCAGTATATACATCTTTTACTTTTATTTTCATAATTATCCTACAACAAATGATTTAGCTTGTGGAAGTTGTTGACTCCCTGAAGTACTAGAACCAACATTTATACCTAACGATTTTAAAACATCAGCAACATTGGTAGAAGTTTTATTAGAGTTTGAAATTGAATTATAAATTTGTTGTATCTGTGCATTAGTAAGATTGGTAGTATTTGCAGAAGATGTTTGAGCTAAAGCGTTAGCAATAGCATCTTGTTGTTTCTGATAATTCAAAGTATCGGCAGCTGCTTGAGATGTTTGAGCTGCTTGTGCTTGTGCCAATGCTTGACTAATAGCGTTTTGTCCTGCTCCTGATTGTAAATTAGCAATAGATTGATTTACAGCGTCTACATCCATTACACCTTTATTTTGTAAATTAGCAATAGCATCTTGAATGGTTCTAATGTCAGCTTCTTGAGATAGTCCAGTTTCTTTAGCTAAACTTTGAGTTTGTTGTTCAATAGGTAGAGTAGCACTAGCAATTTCTTGACCAGCTAAGGTTGAACTACCTTCAATACCTCTTTTTCCTAATTCTCCAGCCGTAACTACAGTTTGTTTATTAACACTTGTTTGACCTTGATTTTTAATAGTATCAATTAAGTTTTTGTATCTATCGTTTAGATTAGTTATATCTGCTTGTTTCTGAGATACTTGAGTTTCTACATTCTTTTGAATATTAGGTATACTAGATTGAAGTGATTGAATTGCTGGTTGGATAGCTGATTGTTGAAGTTTATTCTGTTGTTCAAAATAATCATTTATATTATTACTAGATGAAGTATTTGATTGTGTATTTTGTTGGTTAGATTGTTGTGGTGCTGTTTGTTGCCAATTAACTCCACGACCACCAGTTGGATCTTCACCGGTTGTCCAATAATCATTCCCCCAATAACGCATATTCTTATTTCCTTGAGAGGGATTGTTATACCAACCACCAAATTGATAATTATTTGCCATATTATTTTTATTGTTTAATATCTAAATATTATTGTTAGATTTATTTATTGTCAATTTAAATTATTTTATCTTTGAAAATAACCACTTTATAATTTGATGTTAAAGATGCAGTTCCAGTAAGGGTTATTTTTAATTCAACATTATTATTAGAATAAGTTCTATCTCCAGCCATTACCTTATTATCATTTGTTCCATTATCTTCAATCATAAATCCCATATGATTTCCAGAAGACCATCCACCCCTATTAACTATTTCTTGAATTAATGTATTTATTTCATCTCCATAATTAAAATAACTTGGACTTGCTGCTTGAGTTTTATTCCTAACTGCGGTTGTTTTAGGTCTACCACTAGGATATCCACCACTAAGATCATCAGTATCATCTTCATCTATTCCCCACATATTAAATTTAATATCATCAGTGGCAGTAGTAAATACATTTTTTAATTGAAAATCTGCTGAATTAACTGTTTGGCCTTGATTAATATAAATATTTTCAAACCAATATGCTGATACAACACCACTGCCTGTTATTTTACCCGCTAATAGATCATAACTTGGTAATCCACCAACCTGTGTAACAATTATTTGATCTGCTAGATAGGTTGTAATTACTTGACCATATGGACTACCTAAATCTTGATGTATGTGAACGGATGTTCCATCAGAATATGATTCTGTATCTTGAGGTAATAATTGGCCATCTTTGTATACTAAAAATGCTGGAGTATAACCAAGACTATGACTTATTATTAAATCACCAGTTTGTGATCCTGCTGGTATAGTAATACTTCCAGAATTAACACTATCTATTTTAAACATAGAATAGTCAGAATGAAGAATAAAATCACGAATATCTGTACTTGATACACTCTTTCCTGCTTTAACAACTTTTATTCCGTGTGTGCTTGTCATTTTCCTGTTTCTCCTATTACATAGTAATGATATTTAACATTTTTACTAGATGCTGTATTGTTTACGATTTTAAATATAAAAGTTGAAGTTCCTACACTGTTATTTGCTTCAAAATTAGATGAAATATATGTATTTTCTGAAGACACACTACCAAATGGTGCGACATACCATCTGCCTGATGATGGAGTAAGTTCTGAAAACAATAATACTAATGGGTAAAATCCTGAATTATGTGTAACTGTTCCATAAGCACTTGTTGTTCCGCCAACGGTAATTGTTCCTAATCCATCTTGTAAAACTTTAATTGTAGCCCAATTAGAGTTCATTATGAAATTAGTTGGTGTTGTTCCAGAAATATCAAAACCTTCTTTTGATACTTTTATTCCGTAGTCTGTCATAGTGAGTCATAAAATACATAAACTAAAGCATCTGCTGCATAAGCGCCATTATTATTGTTTGTTATAGTAGATGTTCCAGCAACAACATTAGTATCGTTTAAATTACTATCTGTTTGGCCTATAAACCCAATATTTGTAGATTTACTTGATAAATATCCAGCATATAAATGGATTGGAATATAACCAAAATTATGAGTAATAGCAGTTCCATTTGGTGGAATATTAGCAGAAGTAAAAGTTTTAAGGGTATTTATTTCACTGCTCATTACTAAATCTTCCTCATTACAGGTTTTTACATCAAATCCAATTTTTGATACTTTTATTCCCCATGTCATTAGAATTTACCGATTAAAACTCGGTCTGTTGTACCATCATTAACTATTATTTGACTAGTAGTACCATTGATATAAATAGTTGTTCCACCAATAAATACCTGCGAATTAATAGTTCCTGCACTAATTTTGTCAGCAGTAATTGTTCTTATATTGTAATTTGCTACAGCATTTCTATCAGTATTAGAATCAAACTCATAAGCATTAATAAACGCTTCATTTTTAGCTGCTAGACTATCTGTCGCTTGTAGACGATTATTAAAACCTAATTCATCATATTTAAAAGTTGGATCTTGTGCTATTGTCATTAGAACCCCTGCTCTTCGTAGTCAATACACATTCCATAAAATTTGAATGGATTGACTGAATTTGAATCAGTAATTTTATAGAATAGTAATTTACCTCGTGAACCTTCAGGAAAAGCTAGTTTTTTGAACCCTGTCTGTAAATCACCTAAATCAATCCACTTTTTACTAGCAGTGTTAAAGGTATCTGTTATAGCAACTTGCATTCTGGCACTACATCCTGGATTAAAATGAGCTCTAATAAAACTAAACTTCTTATCCATATCAGGTATACCAAAGTTTAAAACGCCTTGTATTTCGGCAACAATAGGTTCTCCATTATCAGAATTTCCACCCATTTGATAGCATTGACCATCAGCAGCACCAAAAACTAATTGAGGTATACCACTATTATCTGTATAAGATAGCCATGATAAAGGTTGATCGTGTAGAGAATAATCTGACCATTCATTATGAATGTAATCATAAACATGAACACAATTATCTATTTGTTCGTTAGCTATATCTTCGATAATAGATCCAACCGAACAATAATATTGGTATCTATGAGCTATACCAGGAGCTAGAGGAAAAACTGCACCATCTATTCCACCAGTATCTCCTTGATTTATAATTTGATGTTCAATTGGGACAGATATAATTTCAGGCATTCCACCAGCATAAGACATATATCCATTACGATTTAACCAAAACCAGTAGTTTTCAATTTCTCCTAAAGAGAAAGGTGATGAAGGACCTTGATTGGTTGGGACTTCTAGTAAAGAGTAACCATCCCATCTATATATACGAGCATTGTTTTTAGTGATACAAAGTCTATCATTAGCCACAAATATTTTACCTAATTTACCACCACCACCTAGATCAAATGAAGATGAGTCGGCAGTACCTGAAGTTGACCAATTAGTACCATCTAAAGAAGTTGAATAGAAAAGTGTTGATGCAGTACCAGCAACATAGATTCGTTTTTGATATTCTGCTAAAAATTGACCAGTAGGAGCTAGTGCCATAGTACCAAAACTTGTACCATCACTAGTGTAACGAATAGGGTTTACTCCATCACCAATAAAGAGTTTATCTCCTAAGATTGCATGACCAACGTGTGAGTTACTTACAGTTCCGTTTGCAGTTACTGTCCATACTCCAGTTCCTTGAGATGATGAGTATATTACTCCACCGGATAATCTATAGTTCCAAAAAGTAGTTCCATCATTTTTGTAAAAAGACCATAAGTCTGTAACAGCACTTCCATTAGCAGTCCCTAGGTATGTCTGATAACCAGGTCTTACTTCTTTCGCTCCGTGAGGATTAGGATCAACATTAATACAAGAGATAAGCTCACCAGCCTGATGTAAAAAAGGAGATGTGTGGACATTAAGTCCTCCAAATTTGTAAACTCTGTATTTTTGTGTAGCCATTAGAAGTAATAATAACTCTCATCTTCACTGATTGGCTCTAACGCTTTTATAAGTTCTGGGCCAGATTCATGACGTGGAGTTATCTCTTTTTCAAATTTTAATCTTTCGTTTTCAGCCATATTCATAAACGGAGTAGCCGCTTCTTGATTATTATCTTTCATATAGGCTTGAGCCATAGCATAGTCTATAAAAGATTTAGTATAACCTCTCATTGGTACTGGTAGTTCATCACTATCACTTTCTAAATTAGTGTTTAATTTACTATAAAGAATTTGAGCTGTTCCAGAGTTTTCATTAGGTCTAATACCAAAAGTTGAATCACCTTGCCAATACCAGATTGGGTGATATATAGAGAATACATCAGTTGGTCTATAATCAGTAGAATCTATTTGATTGACACAGTATGTACCAGAATTATCTATAAACCAGAATCTTCTTATATTTTTAAAATCAGTTGCAGTAATAGTTCCAAACTCTTGATTAACAGTAAATGGAATACTCATAGTTCCAATAGCATAATCTTTGTTTACTTTAATAGCGGTATTGGTCATTTGATCTTTCCATTCGTTTATCCAATCAGTTAAAGTATCATCAGTAACAAAAGCAGAATTAAATAGTTTATCTCTAATACGTTGTCTGATTCTATAAAGAGAATATTGTGAATTTCCAGCAGGTAGAATCCAAGCTGATTCATCACTAATACCAGATGTTATTGAATTAAAGAATTGGGTTTTATAAGCATAAGTAGCAGCTCCAGCAGTATGATCGAATTGGGTGAATAAACTATCTGGTTGGATATTAACTGTTCCATCTGTAATAGCAACAGCAGTACCAGAAGTTCCACTTGTAGATACTTTAAAAATAACCTTATCAAAGATAATTGGATAGACAGGAGTATCAGTAGGGTGAGAATAAGAAGTAGTCCCAATTATAGATAAAGCCGTTCCAGATGGAGTAGAAGCACTTAATACTTGAACTTCAGCTTGTTCTTCACCAGTTTCTCCTATTTGGATTCCCCAAGAGGCAGTAAACGAATTTATATTTTTTACAGGAAGTGATGTAGCCGTTCCAATAGAAGTGCTTAAATATGTTTTTTGTAATCCGTCTGTATTTGGATTTGGTTGTTGTATTATCATTTTATGGATAAGTTAGACAAAGTAATAATCCCATTGGTTGTCCACTATTTTTACCAACTGGAATAGTATAGTTATAATTTTTTAATATACTTCCATTATATGGATTGTTACCTAATAGTAATGCAGAATTTGGTTTTTGTCTAAATTTTGAAGCATTAGTTGGTTCTATTTTCCAAATCAAAGCTGATTCTGGTTTAGCACCAATTTTTAAATCTCTACCACCTAACTCATAAGGAGCATTTAAAGGAACAGGAGAATTTAAAGTAAGTCCATTATCGCTGTATCTTGAATTTGTGTAAATTACTGAAGCATTAGAAGGCTTCGTTTTTAAAATCATAATTTACACTTTAAATTAATCTGTAACAAATAAGACGTTGGTTGTTCCACCGACTACACAAGTTATTCCTTTATAAGTAGATATTCCAAACTCGATTGATGTTGGAATAGATCCTACTGTACAAGCAATATCTGTTATAGCATTAGCAGCAGAAGTTCCTGCGGCAGTAGCACAATCATATACAGAAACTGTACCTGTTCTATTGGCTGGAATATAAACTCTTACTAAGTTTGCTGGTCTATCAGCAATTACTGTAGTTCCTGCTGCAGTTCCTGAAACAATTGTGTATTGAGAGGCAGCGACTGGTTGTGTCATATATTTAGATAATAATTTTTAACTATCTAAATAATATTTAACTATTTATTTTCTGTCAAAGGATATACTTCTTTTTCTACATCTTCAAAGAATTTAATCCACTTAGGAAGTAATACTTTATCAAAATCGTATTTACTGAGTATATATTCTCTAGCGTTTTGTCCCATCTTGACTCTATCAGTAGCATATATCTTTTCCATTTTATCTAATAAGTCTTTAGTATCTGGAACTCCGAAGTAACAGTTACCTGCTGTCCACCGTTTGGCGGAAACTTTGACTAGGTAGCCAGTTTGCCTGTCTATTATATTTTCCGTCATAGCCGTCCAATCAGTAGTGATAACAGGTACACCGCAGGATTGGGCTTCAATTATGGGAAGTCCGAAGCCTTCTGATTGAGAAGGACACAATAAACAGTCTAGGCAGTTAAAAAACTTTGACATGGCAACACTATCAAGTTTAAACATAGATTCATAGTCGGAAATAAAGAATACACTATCTTCAAGTCCTAGATATTTAATATAATCTCTTAATGGAAATCCACTAGGATTATTAACTTGAGTTTGCATTAAGATAGCAGCTTCTGGATGAGCTTTGTGAAATGGAACAAAAGCATCTAATACCTCTTGAAATGATTTACGAGGTGGATTATCTTTATTAGCAGCTACCATACCAAACCAAAACTTTCCTTCTGGTAATCCAAAAGTTTTTCTACATTCAATTTTATCTTGTGGTTTATAAGTATCAGCATCTACACCATGATAGATAAGAGTAGAACTCATACCCATATCAGCTAAACTCTTACGACCAAATTCTGCAAATGATACAACTTTCCAAGCCTGTTTAAGACGATCATAAACTCCAGGATGAACTGGTGAAGAATCAATTGGTACATAAGCAATCCAATTTTTAACTTCTTTCATCATTTGTGGATTAAGAGGCCATGCATCTTGAAAACTTACGTTTACATCAGCTTTATAATCGTTAGCATGATAAATCATAGCGTCTGAACCCCACATATCACCAATCTTAGGATATATTTTAAGACCATCTAAAACTACCGATGATCCTTCAAGACCATAAAAAGCAGTATGACAAATAGGAAACCCAGCTTTTAAAAGTCCATAGACTATTAAATAACTTTGAGTAGCATAACCACTATGTGCAAAAACAGCATTGGAGTTCCAATGGATTCTTAATTTACGATCAGGTTTGTAGAAACGATTTTTAACTACTGTCTGACCTTCTGATACAAAAGTATTATCTTTCATTTTGTTATCTCTTTTAAATAATTAACGACTTCTGGTTTAAATTGTTTTTCCCAATTCCACTTTTGTTGATTACCACCAGCAGCATGAATACAACAAATAGTTTTTTGAGTTGGGTTATAAGTAATATCACCTGGACAAGTTATTTTTCCGCCATGCATTTCAAATCTTGACCATTCACTTTTACTACAAAGTCCATACCATTTAGTTCCACCATCAAAATTTGCTACATTATAGTTTCCATAAACAATCATAATATTAAGTAAGTCTTGTTCTCTAAATTGAAAGTCATTAAATACAAACCTATTACATAATTCCCACCAATGATCTATAAATTCTTTACTACGCATAGCAACAAAACCACAATTAGCATAAATTTGTGGTGGGATATTAATACACTTCACTAAAGGCTCTAAACGGTTATTATTTAATACAATACCAACATCATAGCTTGTATCATCAAAAACATCATTTATAGGGGATGTAATAACGCTATCTGCATCTATTTTAACTACCAAATCATATTTTTTGATTAATTCTTTGGCAAAAAATGGTGTTGCTCGATAAAAAAAATCTTGTATATTCTTGTAACCTATTTCGTTAAGTTCTTTTTGACCATAAATCTTAAATTCTACTTCTGGATGAAAATGTTTAAAACTTTTCTCAAGTAATTTAGCTAATGGCTCATTATTTGAATCAGCAATAGTAAAAACAATTACTTTATCTTTCTGCATAGAAGATATTAGCATCGCTATTAACCTTTCTAACTTTAAAACCTCTATTTTGTAATGCTTGATATATCTGTCCAGGGTTACGATTTGTCCAAGAATGTATTTCACCCATTATAATATCTATATTATCAGCCACTTCACTAAAAGAATCATGTCCTAGTATGTCAAATTCAGCACCTTCAACATCAATCTTCATAAAATCAACGTGTTCTATGGCATATTCTTTAAAGACTTCACCAAGTGTCCTAGTTTTAACGATTTCTGTATCTCCGTCCTGTAGTTCCTTGAAAAATGAATTTGCAGTCGAATTATTTTTATTGTGGTAAAAAGTTGCTTCTCCATTTTTACTAGAGATAGCATATTGGATAGGGACAGCGTTTAGCTCATTATTTTCTATTGTTTTTTTAAGACAATTAAAAGACTCTTGAGCTGGTTCAATTGAGTAAACCTTACCGTATTTTGAAAAGTAATTAGTAGTCAATCCAATGTTTGCTCCCACGTCTAATATGGTCAAATCTTTCTTGCCCAAAAAGTATGGTTCGAATATTTTATCTGTATAAATTTCTTTAAGAATGTCGGGTATAAAACTCCCTTCCCATTCATTATAAAAGATTCCCTTCATTGACTGTATTATAGCATATTAAAAAACAACAAAAATGCCCCCTTTCAGAGGCATAATTGTTTTACTGTAATTATTACCAATTACAAGTATCGTTACCTAAATTGCTATTATCAGCAGTTGATTTAACCCAGACTTGACAGTAAGTTGTACCATCAATGGTTTTAGCAGCTTTAATAGAGCTAGTAGGAACGTCAACGAAAGCAGCAATTGTGCCTCCGTTCACCGAAACTGGAGCACCATTTTGAATCCAACAGATATTTTTAACATCTGAAGTACCTCCCAATTTAACAGGAAGTCCAAAAAGAGCAGTAGTTCCAACTACATCTCCAGCGACAGAAACAGTACCGTTTCCAGCATTTGAAGTACCCAAGGTTACACTTGCAGAAGAAACTTCAGCAAAGACTTTAGTACCAATAGCAGTTCCACCATCAGCAGCAACAGCAATACCTAAAGATTCAGTTTGAGTATTTCCAAATTGATCTTTACCAGTAAAGACAGCAGTACCACCTTTAGTTGAACCAGCAGCACAGGTAATAACCATTCTCAAATTACGAGGGTAATCAGCTTTTAGATTGATTACTCCATAAGTAGGAGTTTGAGTTGAAGTACCTACAGCAGTTCCAAACCATTGAGTTACAGAACCAGCAGCAGCAGCAGGATAAGGTCTATTTATAGAATAGACATCGTATCTATCCATTTCGGCAGCCTGAACTTTATTACCCGAAAAGGTAATATCAGGATAATGTTTAATTAATCCACCCATATTTATTAGTAAAAGTTTATTTATTCACTTTTACTTGTATTTTCTGCACCTCCTTTAATTAAACGTATTAGTTTAATTCTTTGTATTGGATTTATTCCGGCCATAGTACACATTTTTCTAAAAGATAAGTGGTTATAATGCATCCTTCTGGCATTTTTATTATGCCTTGCCATTTTTTGAAAATACTGAACCTTTTAACTGAGTCAATATGTCCTCTCCTCTTAGTCTTGCTAATTCTTGGCGACCAAAATATTTAAGAACATCATTGTGTTTACCATTATCAACGTGTTTTAAAAACATAGCAGTAGCATCAGCTCTATCTCTCATACTTTCATTCCATAACTTTTGTTTCAAAGCTCTGGCATCTTCATATTTCTTAATAGATTTATCTATTATTTCCTTGTTTTTTTTCGCATTGAAATCTGGGTCTGGTAAGACGCCATATTTATTAGTTAAAAGTAGATCATCTTTTGTAAGTAAATCCATAGTGGAAGGCTAGAGAGTCGAACTCTAGCTTACACCTATCCTTCCAGATAGGGGTGTGAATGATATTTTATAAGTTTGGCAAATGCCTATATCAATCTTAACTGACGCACCCCAAAACGCCATTTTTAGCCTTTCTTTTGAACTAAACGTCCATTTGCGGCAGGACAAAGACAGATTAAATTTGTGAACCAAGCCATAGTAGCTTGATAAGAAATTTTGTCAGGTCTTCGAGTAAGGGCAGAAGAAGGATCTTCTAACCAGTTCATATCAGAAACTTGACACACGGTCCAAGAATCTAAATTGATAACTAATACCTCACCATCTGGTACATCATAGTCTAAGAAGACTCCGATATTACCAGCACCAGCAGCAAATTCAAGACCTGTCCATCCACCGAGTAATTCGGTAGCATTAACAGTTCTACGCAAAGCGGTAAGTAAATCACCGTATTTTTTATAGAGAGTTTTGTTCATAAAGATAGCATATCGATCACCCATTTGAGAGTACTCACGAGCAGAAAGGTAAACACTTTCGATAGCACTTAAAGTAAGTGTTTCAGAAGCAGTACCTAATTGAGGAGTCCAACCAACAGTTGATCTAGCAACACCCGCATAGGTGGAAGTACCAGTCGAGGTGGAGAGAGCAGCACGAATACCCTGAATTTCAGAAGTACCAGCACCTGCACCACTTCCATCAAGAATGTAGATAGCATCAGCAGCGACAGCTTCTTGAGTACCAGTTAAAACGATAGTACCACCTCCATCAGAAGGGGTAACAGTTGAAATAGTACCAACTAAAGCAGCAGCAGTTCCTATACCAATAATTTGTCCTGGGACTAAGTATTTAGTAGGTTGGATATCACCATTGACTGAACCATAGAAAACAGATCGGCCATCGTCTAATGAAGCAGATGGAGCACGAACTGTGAAAGTTCCAGCACCGGTTGATCCAGCGGATTCTGATACTATACCGACACCATCGGAATAATATTGTCTATTTATGCTTCTTGAGAAATCTGTAGCTAAACTTTTAGCCTGAAAGACCAGTTGGTTTTCCACTGCGCCTTTAGACGTTTTGGTAGCATCCATGGCCAACTTCGTTATATCGAATGTGCCAGTTAAGATTTTCACACCTACAGAAGCTTGCCCAATAGAGGATTTACCAGTCAATAAAGAAGAACTATCATTGGCTAAATTCACAACACCACCATGACGAGAAGTCCTGATTGGAGCGTAAAAATTGTCATTCATGAAAGTAACTCCTTGATTTCTTTTGATTTGATCTAAAAGAATTGTTTGTTTTGGTAAATTATCCTGAATAAAAGGCATAATAACTTTTTGTAAAGCATTTGAAACATCACTAAGTTGAATTGTCATAATTTTTAATAACGATTTATGAATTATTCGTTATTTTGTAAATTTTTCACCTCCTTGTAGATTTCTCATAATTAATGTAAATGAGTTTTAATATTCTGGGTTTCCACTTAAAGCTTCGGAAACCATAGCCTCTAAGTTTTGGCTATTAGGTCTAACATCAACTGGTTGTTTACTACCAGCTTGTGAATTACTAATTGTGAATAGTCCTGATTTTTTACCTTTACTTAATTTATCCATTCTCCAGTCATCAAGTTCTTTTTCTTTCATAATCTTGTAAGCAATATCTGCTTTACTAATATTATTTTCACCCATGAATGATAATAGTTCTTCTCTGGATACTTCTGGTTTACCATCTTTTCTAACATCAGCTAATAATGAAGTAACTCCAGTATCAATACTTTCCATTAACTTTTCTTGTTGTCGTCTTTGTTGATACCAAGCGTCAGCATCTTTATCAGTAAGTGGTTTACCACCCATTATAGCGTAGAGTTGTTCTCTAGCTTCTGAAATCTGTTGTTCACTAAGACCTTGGCTACCAAGTTTCTGTTGTTCAATCTGTTGTTCTAAAGCTGTAAATTTTTCTTTATATTCTTTAGCCTCTTTAAGTTCTTGGGTAGTCTTAATAAATTCTGGGTAAACACGATCCATCTTAGTATTGTATTTAGTCTCAATATCTTTAGTCTGTTTACCTAAATTAATAAATTCTTGAGCTTCTTCCATTGAAAACTCTTGGTCTCCAATTTTAATCATTCCTTCGCCTGTGGCGTTGCCTTCTTCCTTATTGTCAAAAAAGTCTGTCATGTTTTTTTGTTCAGTCAGTTTCCTGCTGTAACTTTTTAAATATCAATCTAATCGATTGATTAATTATGTTATATAAACGATTTTATTTACTGTCAAACATTAAGCAAATTCACAATCTGAAACATAATATCCACTAAGCGTGTACCATGCACCTGTTCCCCCAACATCATTAGTTGTATAAGCATAAAATTGTTTATCTCCAGATGCAAGTACAGTACCAGTAACTTCTGAACCAGCAACATCCATTTTGTTTGGAGTGCTTAAAGTAGCTGATGATTGATAAATTACAGTTGTTGGAGTAATTCTTTTTGTTGCTTTATAAGAAGCAGATATTCCATATCGTTCACTAGTTGAATTTTGTTTATAACAACCGTTAATATAACCTTCTTCATGAAATCTAAAACATTCTAATAACTCAGTATTCTTATCTTTATTTACAAAATCAGTAGCAGTTTCTCCTTCTTCAATTTTAAATTGAGTTAGTTGTATAACACCTGAACCACCCCATCCTTCAGCATCAGCACCACTAAACCAATCAGTACCTCTAGTTGAACCCCATTGGGTTGATAATATAAACCAAAGTTGGTCATCATTATTAGTACCAAATGTCTTGTTAGCAATTGAATCTAATTCAAGTGTTACTGTATATTTTTTCCACAAAGAATCTAATGTTACTACTTTACCAAACAAAATTTGTTCAGCAGAAGTTGGTGATCCACCTGTTCCATATATTTTAAAAAAATTCATTGCTACTTTTTTATTAGAAATAGTACTTCTTCCATAAAAAGAAATAGTTACATTTCTTCCTGCACCACAATAATTTCTAACTCCATTTTCTATTTTTTGAGAAATACCATAATAAGAATTGACTCCATATCCACTTCCTGCTCCATCGACATCAATTTGATAACAATTTAGTGATTTAAAGACATTATTAGGTGATAATGCAACTTTAGAATGAATTATATTTGTTGGAGGAGTTCCACTATCTGTTTGAAAAGTGGTCATCCAATGGTCTGAGGTAATAGCACCAACTCCTGGATTTGTAAAAGTAGTTCCATTTTGCCAAATATTCATATTTTCGTTTATTAAAATATTTGGTCTTGGATATTGTGGTTCTGTATACGAAGGATCTATTTTACCTAAATCACCTTTAACCCAAGTTGTATTATTATAAATAGCGTTAGCAATTTGTTGATATCCAGCAGTTGTTGGATGAATATGAGAACCATCATCATAAGCTGGTAATAAAGTATAAGCAACATCTGGATCAACTAAAAGTGTCCAAGCATCAACATAATAATCAATATTAGTAGCAGTATGGGCAATCCAATAATTAATTGTGTCTAAAACTCCCTGTTTTGTTATATCCCAAGTAGCAACACCCTTAAATGGCGTTATATTAACTGAAATTACTTTTAATCCTGCGTTATGACAAGCAGTATACATGGCTTGTAAATTAGCCTCAACAGTAGCAGCACTTAAACCAAACTGCATATCATTAACTCCTGCCATGACTACTACATATTCAGCATCTTGATTTGATAAAACATCAGTTCCTATCCTATTTAAAATTAATTCCGAATATTCAGCATTAACACCACGATTATAAACTTTCCAATAATCTGATCCTAATAATGTTTCTAGTTGTGATTCATAAGTTCCTGCATGAGTAATACTATCACCAATACAATATATTCCATGTATATTTTTGGGAAATAATTTTGCATTATAAATTCCATTTGGAGTAATAAATTTTGAATCATCTGTACCAATATCTATTTCATCACTTGTTGCTTTTGCTAAACCAGGAGGAATATCACTAGATTTGGCACAAAAATCACCTGCATTAAAATTCTTTAATACAGATGTTCCAGCAGTAGTTCCCAAAACATCTTCTATTGCCATTACTGTATCATTAGTTAATCCATGCCACCCAGCGTGATCGATATCACTCATCGCTGCAGTGCCAGAATAGTTTGGTATTGTTTGTTTATTAGATGGATAACTAGTAGTCATAGTTTATTAAGTTGTACAAACTAAAAATCCTTCAAAATTATTAAGTGATGCTCCTGATACTTCAAAGGCGATAGATGATGGTGTGTATACAGAAATTTCAACATATTGGCCAGCAGTTAATTGAACTAAACATGATAAATTTAGTGTTAATGGAGATGTAGCCGTGGGTACATAATCACTGCCTCTAATAATTTCTGTGCCATTAACATTAAGTGATATAAAAGCTCTGATAGTACCATTTAAAAACAAACTAGCGTTAAAATGATAAAATCCAGAAATGGGGACTGTGTATCTACCTACATTTGTAGTGATATCAAAATTATTATTAGTATCAAATCTCTCAGTATCAAAAGCAACAGCTGCAGCACCATTGTTAGGAGAATTTAAAGCAGCAGTTCTATAAACACTAAACTTATATGGATTATTTACTGTTATTCCATTTATTAATGGTGGTTGTAATCTTGTCATTAAGATACCTCCATTGCAATTAATGTTCCACCAACAGTATTAGTAGCTACTATTCCATAAAGAATTGTTGTACCAATATCTAATGCTGGAGAATAAGCACCAACTGGAATAGGGATACCAGCAGCAGTTGTAACTGTACCTCCACCAATATAGACAACGACTGTTCCTGAATTGTAACAAAGTATTGATTTTCTATTAGATAATGCACTTGCTGGTACTGGGAATGCTGTACCCGCTGATCCTATGGCTGTTGGAGTAGTTAAAACTACACCAGATAATGGTTTTACTTCTACTGTTCCATTCTTTAAAGTATCAATTGTTCCTGCAAGTAAATTTTGTGTAGTGCCAGCATTCAAAACTGTAGTTATAGTCCCAGCTAATATATTTTGGGTTGTGCCTGCATTTAATACTTGAGTAATAGTACCTCCTAAAATATTTGGTACAGTACCTCCTGTGTGAACTTTGGCAATATTTAAAACTGAACCGACATTTGTAATAGATCCACTTGTTAAAGTTCCTAATGTCATCCTTACAGAACCAGAAGTTAAGTTTGTTATAACTCCAATACCTGTAGCTGTTCCGATTGTATTTATAGTTCCTCCATATAATAAACCAACACTTGTAACTGAACCAAGGTTAGTCATTGTACCAACTCCGGTTGTCGTACCACTTGAAGTTATAGTACCGGCATTTATCATACTTATAGTTCCAGCAGAAAGCATGGATACAACACCTACACCTGTAGTTGTACCTGAATTAGTTATAGTTCCGCTTGAAGTAACAACTGTTCCTCCATTTAACATTCCAACATTAGTTACCGATCCTAGATTTGTTATTGTGCCTATTCCAGTAATACTTCCAACAGTTACAGTTCCACCTTTTATTTGTACAGTTCCATCTGTTAAAAGATCAATTGTGCCACCGCTAAGATCACCCATTGTTATAGCTGGCATAGTACCGATTGAACTAATACTTCCAATATTCGTTATTGTCCCTAAACCTACAACTGTTCCAATTGATGTTAATGTACCAGCAGATAACATATCTATAGTTCCAATAGCAAAAGATCCAGTTACAGGGACAGTTCCTTTAATTGATACTGTTCCGTCTGTAATTAAATCAATAGTTCCTCCACTTATATCACCCATTGAAATTGCAGGCATTGTTCCAATACTAGATATACTCCCAATATTAGTAATTGTTCCTAGTCCTGGGATAGTCCCAATACTTGCTAAAGTACCAGTAACTATATTATTTACGACTCCGACAGTTCCTAAAGTATTTAGTGTTCCATTTGCAGGATTAGCACTAATTGAAGGCATTGTACCGATTGATGAAATTGATCCTATGTTTGTAATAGTCCCAACTCCAGGTAAAGTCCCAACACTAGCAATAGTTCCATTATTGATTACACCTAAAGTACCTATATTAGTAATTGTACCCACTCCAGTTACTGTTCCAGCAGTTCCACCATTATTTACAACAGTACCAGTAGTTAAAACAGATACTACTCCAACTCCGGTTGTCGTACCGCTATTTGCAATAGTACCAGTAATAATATTTCCTATTTGAGTAACTGAACCAATAGCTGTAACAGTACCTACCCCTGTAGAAGTACCACTTGATTGTATAGTTCCATTTGATAAGTTTGTTAATGTAGTTAATACATTTATTCCAGATACCGTACCAACTCCAGTAGTAGTTCCTGAACTTTGAATTGTACCGTTTGATAGGTTTGTTACCACTCCAATACCAGTAACTGTTCCAATACTTGCAAGAGTTCCTGTTACTAGATTATTAACAACACCTACTGTACCCAATGTGTTTTGTGTACCACTAGATGGATTTGCATTTATTGCTGGCATAGTGCCAATATTAGATATGCTCCCGATATTAGTTATAGTACCTACGCCTGGTAAAGTTCCAAGAGTCATTGTCCCAGCAGTTACAACTATTGATCCACTTGCTATATTTTGGATTGTTCCACCAGTCATTGTAATATCTGGCATAGAACTTATAGTTCCGACTGTCATCACTACTGAACCAGTAGGATTTGATACTTTGACTAACATTCCATCTGCAACAGTTACTGGAGCAATCCCATTAATATCTGTTGGATCACCAATATTTATTATTTGGCGATTTACTGTTCCAATTAGACTTGTATCGACACTTGTTGATGTGCCTTCTGTTATTTTTACCGACATAATTTATTTTGTTTTAAAGTTTAATTTTAGTCAATTATTCTACCCACCCATCAAAATAACAACTACAAAATGAAGTAGCACCATTGCTTGTAGCACTAATCTTTACATCAGCAGTAGCAGGTATTTTAACTGGCATTTGGAATATTGCTACATTTGTACTATCTTGTGTAATAGTCTCATAAAAAGGCATAAAGAAGTTTAGTTTAGTAGTTGTATCTGAAGCATCAACTTGAGCTCTACAAGTCCATCTAACAACCTTACCAGCAGTTGTATAACCACTAGATAAATGTACACTTGTTATATAAAGAGTTTTACCTAGTGGAACTGTATAAGTAGCACCACGACCTCTAGTATAACCAGCAGCAATTTGTCTAACCGTATTAGTTCCAACAACAGTTCTACAAGTAATAGTTCCAACTGACATTTTATTAGTTCCCACTTGGGTAGCTCGAATTGAATTTACTCTAAGAATTGTAGTATCAGTTAAAGCTACAGCATTTGTTCCGTCCATATCTATTATTTGACTAGCTTCTGCATAATCAGCATCTAAATAAGTGATCTTTACTTTTTGAACTCCTATACCAGTCAAACTATCACCTGTACTATCTGATACCACCTCTAAGGCAGTAGCGGTTGGAATCCAGTAATAAGTTCCACCTTGGGTAATAATATCTTCTTCAGTAGCTCCAACATCAGCATTATAACCAAGTTTAGTGAATGAAGTATGAGCAGTTACATTACCCTCGGCTATATCATATAAATAAGGCATTGATGAAACCCTTGGTTTACCATCTATAAATTTTACACCTATAGCAGTTCCGGTATTATCTACAATTTTAGTAGATGTATATATAGCTCCATTAGATTTATCCACACCAATTGGCAGAGTATCAGCAGTTCCACTAACATCAGCAGTTCCAAGTGTTCCTTGAACTCCAATAATAGAAAATTGTTGGTTTACATTATCACAATGTGCACCGTTGACTGTTGCCATTTACTTCCTCCATTTACCGTCAAAGCCACGGTTCATCGTAAGCTGTGCTTTTTGTTGTTTAACTGACTTTTCTTTCTCATCTTCAGTCGTTTCAATTTCTTCTTTCTTTTCAATTACAATTATTCTTCTACCATTTGATCCAGCAATAGGACTTACTGCTTTTGCACACATACCTTTAGACTCAAAGAATGAGTTTAATTCTGCTTCAAACTGAAACACATTAGTATATGTTTCACTAGGATCAAGCATAAATATATATTCCATTAAAGCTAAGTTCTTCATTTTTTCTTCTCCTTATCTTTTTTAGAGATATCACTCTCTACTTTTTTGATTTCTAATTCTTCGTTTTCACTAGCTGGAGTTAATCCTGCTTGTGCCTCAATTTGTCTTTTAACTGATGGAGGAGCATCTTTATAACTAATAGATTTACTAACTTCACTAATCTCTGGTGGTTTTTCAAGCATACCAGCGTCTTTAAGACCTTCTATCACTCCAATCTTATTTTCAGTTATTCTATCTTCGGATGCTTTTGGTCCAGTCAATTCTAAATCTTTAATGACTTCAGCAACAGCAATCTTCATCTTTTGTAGATCATTTTCAGTAGTTTCATTGTTAGGTTGATTCATAGCTTCCATAAATTCAGCAGTAGATCCAAGTTTATAAATATCCATAACTTTACCAACAACAATTTTTACAGCCTCTTGGTTAATATATCCAGCACTAGCTAGAGGTACTAACATATTATTGATAAGGTTATTAGCCATTTCTTTCTTACCTTGATATGTATAAGCACTACCAGATTCAATTTCAATTTCTACTTTGTAATCTTTTTTAATAGGCACTATATTTTGATTTGACATACCAGCTTTTGCCATCATTTCAGCTCCACTATTACCAATTATTTTGAATTGTGATGGTTGACCATTTTCATTCATTTCTATATCTTGTGGTTCAGTAAAGTATTTATCAGCTATATCTAACATTCTTTCAGTAAATCTTCGAATAACTTTTTTAACTTGGTTAGTAGCAATCTTTAAGTTGGCATATTCAGTTTCTTTAAGACTTTCAATAGCAGCATTAGCTTTAACTCCACTAGGGATATTATTTAAAGCACTTGTAGCCACTCCTTGCTCGTCAATGAAGGAATTAATAAGTCCAATTAGATTAAACATAAATGGAGGAATATTAGCCATTTGACCTTGTATAGGTGGAGTTTGTTCATAGTTAATTACTTGAGCTCCGGCAACATTGGTAATATCGAAGTTTTCACCTTTTCTTTTCATCCAAGTACCAGTAACCATTGTATTAGCGTATTTTTCAATTCTACTCATTAAAGTATCAAGTGTTTTGTTTAGAGGGATAAATCTTTCAATTAAAGAAGTTTGGTAAATTGGCCCTGGTTCAAATCTAAAGTCTACAAATGGATATTCAGGTAAATCAGTATAGGTATCTTTTAGCCATACCTGTCCAGCACCCATAATTTGTCGAATAACTATATCACCCATTTTCTTACCAGCTAATATTTGTTCAGCATTATCTTGTTCTTGGATAACAGGTAAATTCTTATCGTCAATGTATTCTTTAATGTAAGCCTCTTTAAATAAGACAGTAGCAGTTGAATCAGCAGATGTGCTATTAAAACCATATCTAGCTCTCATATAAGCCTCTTTAATTTCAGAAGCAGCATATTTATTATCAGATATCATCTTATTTCTCTGGTTTTCATCAAAGTGGTCATCATTCTTAATTGCATTAATTAGCATTGGGACACACTTAATAATGACTGGAGAGTCATAAATATCAGTTAATTGACCTTGTAAATAGATATCAAAAGCATCCCAAACCTTAGATTCTACCTTTTGTTCCATTTCATCAGGCCATACTTGTAAATAAGATACAGAGTTTTTAGCAGCAAGGATAATTAGCTGTACCATTTTGTCAACTAACTCTTGGTTTTTCCATTCTCTTTGAATCCATGTGCCAACTTTCTTAGCCAATTCCATAGTAGCCTTATTACTAGCATCTGCATCCATACCATCACTAGGTGCTGGTTGTTGTGGATAAACTACTGGCATATAGTCAGCTTGACTTAAAAGATTAGCAACACCTCTAATTTGTCTTGAGGCTTTAGGAATAGCTCGTTTAGGATCATTCATGCCAACTCTATCATTAGCATCAACTATCTTTCCGGTAATTCTTGAAACATATCTGAAGTGGTGGCCATCATCAAAGAAATTATTATCATACCAACGTCTTTCAAATGGTTTACGTTGCATTGAAAATACTTGTTGCATTCTATCAACTGCCATATAGGCAGATTGTGAATCAAGTCCATTTGTTCCTAAAAAATCAGATTTTGCCATTATTCTTCCTCATTAACTTTTTTAATATAGTCATCAAACTTATCATCTTCTAATTCACTTACTGGTACAAATTCTGGTGGTTTTTCTTCCTTAGGTTTAAATGATCTTTTGGATTCTAAATCACCTAATTCCTGTAAGTTTTTAGCAATTATTGTTTCAACAAGATTTTTTCTTTCTTTACGATTTAGAAACTCTTGAACACCAATAAATACTAAAAGGACAATAATGATAAGTTCTAACATAAACAAATATTAAACAAGTAATTAGTTTTAGTCAATTTTATCTATGTGCAAAAAATAATGTTGGAATATCAACATCAAAATCTTTTTTCCATTTACCAAATTTACCGTGCCAACCATAATGAAGATTATTAAACGGTAGCCATTCAAACTTATATCCATAATGAGTCAACATTTTTTCGGCAATAATAGGTAAGGCAGGACTTAAATGAGTTTCTCCAATAATAGCATCTATATTTTTATTTACTCTTGAAAATCCTTGACTACCAAATATCTCATACTCTGCACCCTCTACATCTATTTTTAGCAGATCAATGTGTTTAATGCTAAATTCTTTAAAGAAATAGTCTATCCGCATTAGCTTAATTTCTTCTGATTTGTTATTAGTATTGTAAATTGATTCACCACCAGATCCAGCATTATCACCTTCATCTAAATTTTCCATTCTGTTACAACTTCCAAGACCAATACTATAAACTTTAATATCAGGGATTGATTCTACATTATAAACAAGGCAATCTAAATTACGTTTACAAGGCTCTAACACGTGTATTTTAACCCCTTTATGTTGTGAGAAGTATATTGCTGTATCACCTATAAAACCTCCAACATCTAAAACAACTGGCTCTTTAATCTTTTCTATCCAATCTAAACCTTTTTTATAACACTCATCTATAAATACTTCATTGACGACATTAGAAAGTGAGTTTTTATCTGTATTGTAGTAAAGCCGAGTTAATTTATTCTTAAATTCAAAATCAACATAGTTCATTGTATTAGTCTATATATCTTCCAGTAATTTTCAAATGGATTTGGGATATGATAGGCGTCCATTCTAAATAAAACAGTATCTGGATTTTTGAAGAATGGATAATCTTTTTTAATAATTCTTATCTCAATTGGAACTCCATCAGGTGAATTAAATTTAACCTTACTACCATCATTAGTAGCACCTGGTACAGTCAATTCTAATATTCGTTTAGCAAACTCAGTTAAATCACATTGCTTTACTCCAAGAGTAATCTTTTGGACTTTAGGTGGAACGTTATTAATTATTGAGTAAGCAGTATCACCAAATAGCATATATTCTATTGATGAACGGTCTAAAATATCGTAAACATAATCTAGGGCTTTGTCTAAAAGTTCTACATTTATTTCTGTTTTATCCATTGACATATTATATCACCTAGTTTCTAGTGAGAGATTTTGTCATATTTTTACTGATAATTACTTCAGCTATTTTAGCTTTGTTCTCTCAAGAACGACTGCTTTATTACGACTAGAATCGCATTGCCGTCAAACAGAACATATTATAACATTTAATCATCAACCTCATCTACGTAATCCCCTACTTGTTGTCTTAAATAAGCTCTACGAATTGGACTGTCAGATTCAGCTTCTCTTTTTTCTATTTTACTAGGTCGGCTCATAAAAAAGTATCTATCTCTATCATAACCATGATCATTACCATTAGTATCAATATCATCTAGTTTACTGTGGGTTTCATCATAACAAATAGAAGGGTACATTTGTATAGTTTTGATACAGTTTGAAAATATTTGATAGTATGGCTTACCATCTGGTGCTGTACTAATTACTTCTCTCATTCTACCTAAACCGTTTACTCGATCATTATCACCTTTGATTAGTTTTAATCCAACTTCCATCATAGTTTCAGCAATAGATTTACCACCAAATTGACCATCTTTAGTCTTACCAAATAACGATTGATTAAAGATAGATGGATCAGCTACACAATAGTCATAATCTTCATTATTCTTTTTACATATACCCAATATTACTTTGGCTAATCTTTTAGGAGTCAATGGTACACCCATAGCAGATTCAAAATCTCTACCATTCATATACAATTCTCGATATAAATAAAATCTTTGGTCATAATCCTCAGCATACCAACCTACTGCAAATGGAGCATTAGTTCCCCAGTCCATAGCCAACCATCGTTTCCAATCTCTAGGTATATCAAATGGTTGAACTACATGAGTTTGTTGTGTCCATTCAGTAAACACTTGACCACTAACTATATCCCAACTTCCATCTTTCCATGCTTTTCTAAGATTATCAGGTAAACCATCCAACATCATTAAATACCCTGGATCTTTTTCCATAAGCACAGGATTATCAGTTACTTTAGCCGGTATAAATATACGACTTAATCCAGTTTTAGGGTCTAAGTGCGGTTCTCCCCATTTACCAATATCAATAAATCTATTCTTTACCCAACCATGACCTGCACCACCTGGATTAGTAGTAGCAAATACTTGAGGATCTAATCCATCTACAGTAGAACGACATGATGATATAAGTTTTAGATAGCTTTCTTCTTCTGATATCTGGGTTAATTCTTCAATAAGCATCTTTTGATATTCATGTCCTTGATATGAAGTATAAGCATTAACATCGTTTAAATGACCAGTTCTAAATATTGCACCACTTGGAAAAGTTATTTCTGCTGGTCTATAAGCAAAGTTAGCACCAGTTCCAGCATACATTACCCTAGCCCTATCTACCCAGTCAGATAAATCTTTTACATCTCGTCTGATAATCAGTGCTCTATATTTTGGATTATTAATCCATCTAAGTAACCATGCCATTCCTGCATCTGTTTTTCCACCACCTCTACTTCCACCATACAAAACCTCAAATTCTCTACGTTTTAATACTTCTGTTTGAGGGCCTTCATTTGGTCGCCATATAACTTCATTTGTCATTTTGTTCTGGTAATACAATTACTCCTGTATTTATTTTTTCTTCATCTGTCGTTATATCTTTCTTATCTCTCCAATTTAATATATTTTTACTAGCCATAATAGCAAATGGTTGTGCATATAAATTTTGTAACCCATTAGTTACTAATATATTTTCTTGACATTCCTTAGCTCGCTTTATGGCGTCGGAAAATTCTTTATAATCTTTTGACCATTGATTTATGGTATCTCTATGAACTCCAATTTTTACAGCAAATCCAGCAAGTGTTGGTAAGTCAGAAGGTAATAGTTTCACTTCTTCTTTTGTAGTTCCGTCTTTATAAGTAATTATTACTGGTGTTTCAAAATGAGGTTCTATGTCAAAGTAATCCATTATCTCATCACAATACTTTGGATCATAAGCAGTTGGCCTTCCTACATGAATTTTAGCTTTATTATTATTAACTATTGCCATATCTATATTATACATTAATGCGGTAATTGTTGTTTATACCACTCCCCTACTCTGTTTTTAACCACTCTCACGCACAAAAATAGGGATGCATAGTCTGGGGTAGGGTAGGGGACTATGCGGTTATTATCTCGTTAAATTTAAGTAATTAGGTTTTTTACTATCTATTATCTTACTAACTAACTCTGGTATTTCTTCTTTGGTTTCTGGCCAATATGCTTCTATATTTTTAAATAACTTCATTACATCTTTATCTTCTTCTGCATGGTGGGTAAAACCATCGTGTTCATAATCCTTATTTCTACCGCCACCAACTAATATGACTGGTATTTTCTCGTGATCTAAATAGTTTCTTATCCATTCAAAAGGTCTGTAAAGTAAGAAAGGAGTTATGGAATAACAGAATGGTATTTTACCTTCTAGTGCTAGTCCTACACCTATTCCAATCATGGTTTGTTCACTAGCTCCACAATTTATAAATCTATCTGGGAAGTCTTTTTTAATCTGGTCAAACATACCATAACCTAAGTCCCCAGTTATTAAATATATATTAGGGTTCTTTTGCATTTGTAACCATAACTCAAAAGCAAAATATCCTCTCATTGAATTATATCTTTCCATAATGTGAGTCTAAACCTTTAAGCTCTTTGTAATCACTATTTGTTTCAATAAATGTTACTACCGGAAAGTCAATACAGATTTTGAGTGATCCGATTATTTCATCTACATCATCTTTTACTTTAGATACAGCAAATCCAAATGATTGAAAACGTGGTATCAACTCATCGGTGTCTATTTCTTTATAAGCACCATAACCATTAGCATTGACTAAAAGTTTTAGATTAGTTAAATCAAAATCATGTATTATCCTTAGTGATTCCCAAATACACCCTTCGGCCATTTCACCATCAGAAATCATACAGTAAACATTCTTACCTCTATTAGCAAAAGCCATTCCTATTGCTACTGTTAAACCCATTCCAAGTGATCCAGTTGAACAATCGATTGGTTCTTCTACTAATCCATCATTAGCAATTTTAGTTAATCTATCAGGGTGAGTTCCCATTCTTAACAATTGTTCGATACTAAATCCTTTACTTTCTAACACTACATAAAGAGCATGAGCTGCGTGTCCATTACTTAATATAAATTTCTCGTTGTTATTCTTGACTTTATAGACCGCATCAATTCCATTAATTGCACTCAAACATGATCCAACATGAGTCAATTGATGTTCTTTACATATTTTGATTAGACGCTGTTTTATAGTCATAAACTTTTTTTAAACCATCGTATAGACTAACTCTTTGTTTCCATCCTAACGCCCTTATTTTACCATTATTTGCCACCCATGTATTACTGTCTTGTTCTTTTTTAGGAGCTATGACAATATTAGCTTTCTTACCCGATATGATGTTTAAAATCTCTAATACTTCTCCATTTGTAAATTCTCTACCACTACCAACATTAATTACTAATCCACTAAGTAAATCCATATTTTTTAAGACTATATCAATTGCATTACAAAAGTCGTCTATATGTAACCAGTCGTGTCTACCTTCCATTAAGGTAAATTGACTATTGGTTAGTATTGAACTAATTAGTTTAGGGATAAAACGCCTATCATCTTCTCTCTCTCCATAAATCGAAAATGGTCTTATGGTAACTGTGTTCATATATTGAGAATAATGGCGTGTTAAATAAGTTCCACAGACTTTAGTACAACCATACATAGTTTTAGTTTCCGGTAACATTTCTTCACTCATTGGTTCTTCTTTGTCCCCATATTCGGAGCTAGTACCAATAAAAATAAAGTTCTTAACTCCAACCTTACGACATGATTCAAGTAAATCAAAAGTAGAAAGTACATTAGCATCAAAAGTTTCACTTATCTCTTTTTGCCATGCCATATTACCATAACTAGCACAATGAATTACAGTTTCTGCACCTTCTAATAAACTATCTAAATTACCACTATATAAGTATTTTCTGGGTATACCTTCAGCCTTAAATTTATCCTTTAAATAACTACCGATAAAACCATTTGCTCCTGAAATAAAGGTCTTGTTCATTAGCAGTATTATAACATATTGCTAATTAACATATACCCAATTATAACCCTTAAAAGTTTTAAATTCTCCATGTAAAACTCTTTGAATATGATATGGTCTGTAACCTAATAAACGATTTATTTCTCCTAAACTATTCCAATAAGCCACTATATCTTTTGTTTTTTTATCTATTTGGAAAAATGGTTTAGCTCGATGTTTAAAGACTTTAATTTGGGTTTCTATCATTCTCTTTTTTAAAACCGGTGGCATTTTCTTTCCCTTAGTCATTTTTATTTAATTTATATATTCTAACACCCAAAACTTATAAATAGTTTGTCGAGAAATAAGAACAAGCCTAGGTGCTAGAAGATGTAAATGAAGCAATAAAGTTTAAGGCTTCTTCATCATCTATATCCCAGACATATCTATGGTCGCAATATACTTTAGTAGCTGTTTTGAATTTACCTTCTCTCATCCAAATAGCTATCATTTCTTGTGGTTTCTTTAATATTCTAGCTAATTCTGTTCCTCTCATTTTATACTAGCTAAAATTATAACTCCTACAATAAAGCAGACATAACTAAAGAAGAAGTTTCCTATTACTTTAATTAGATTATTCATAGTTTATTCTCCTGCACTTCCATCAATAAGCGGACTTTTACCATCTGGTGTTGATATATTCATAGTTTTTTAATCTTCTCTTTGATTTTATTTCTTAATAGATTTCTTACCAACTTATCTGTTGGTGTATTACCATAATATTTTGATTTCTCACTCAAAACATCTTCTAGTTTTAATTCCTCTAATCCTAGCATCTCCTCTTTACTAATATAGTTTTGGTTAATAAATCCAAAAGCATTTTTAACACCTTGTTTTAATAATTCTTCAAAGGATTCTTGATTAGTTAGTTTTTTAAATTCTTTTAGTTTATTCATCTTTCTTATTAAGTAAATTTAATAATTTTTATCTATAAAAGAAATATCTAATCCAACCCTTAAGGCTTCAGTCCACTCAAATAATCTACCAATAGTAATTTTGGTTTTACCTTTTTCCATATCAGAAATAGCAGCGTGGCTAATTCCAAGTTTTTCACCTAATTCTTGTTGTGAAATATTATGTCTTTTTCTTAAAATAGTAAGTTGCTCTAAATATGTTGTGTTCATTTTTTTAGTTTAATTAATAATTGTGTTAATACTCTACCAGCACCACTATTGGGAGTATGTTTTGATTTTTCACTTTCTATCTCCTCTAATAGTTCTGTTCTTTGTTTTTCAAGAGCAACTTTCTTTAATTCTTCTGCCATTTCAAAATTTGCTTCATCTCTTTCTTCATTTATTTTAGATTGTTTTATCTCTAGTTCTGTTCTTTGTTGGGTAAACAAATATTGAAATTTATCAATCATTTCTTCCTTTTGTTTTTTATATTCTTCATAACTACCATTTCTATATGCCAATGGTGCTAAGTCATCAATAATTTGGTTAATAAATATTTCAATACTTTCTCTACACTCTAATTCTTTAGGTTTACATTTTAAACATTTGCCATCTTTATGGTTAGTCATTTGATTACAATCTGGGCAATAATCTAATTCTTTAGGTTTTTGTTTAAGAAAGTTTTTATAATCTGGTGGGTCAATTAGTGGTTTATTTGGGTCAGTATTTAGTTCTACTGTCATATTAGATTTTGTTTTCATAGGGATTTAAGTTCTTCAGGAGAAATTACTTTACATAATAATATTAAACCTTTTTCTCCAATAAACGAACCACATTTCTTACAGACACCATCTTGCCAATTAAAATCGTGCATAGATGGAGTTCTTTCACCACCATATACTTTTTTTAATACTTCTTTCTTTTTTATCTCTCTATTATCTTTCATATTAGATTTTGTTTTCATTGGGATTATCTCCAGACTATTCGGTCATAATTTATAATTGGTTTTTTATTCTTTTCCCAAACTATCATAGCTGATATTCCATACCACTTAAACACCTTACAAAGATGTATTCTAGTTATAAAAAATCCTTTCTTTTCACACTCACAAATTCTTTTAGGTGTTAAATTATGAAGTCCAAGTAAATAAGAAAATCCTTTATTGGCTATCTCGCAAGAATGTTTTAAATAATCGTCAATTTTTGAATAAGGTGGATTAGTTACTATCCAATCTACTTTTTCAGTCCAATTAAAAAAATCAGTAGTTGATTTGTCTATTGTAAAGTTTCCAGTTCCATAAGCACTATCTAGTATTGTTCCAGTAGGATTTACAAACTTAATCAACTCTTTTACTAATTCTGGTGGTGTCATAAACTCATCATTAGATATTTCTCGGTGTTTAATTTGATGAGAGATATTTTCTTTTATCTCTCTATT